CTGATGTCATCCGGAAGGCCTGCGAAATACGTGCTAAGATGATGGGTGATGATTCTATTGTCGCCAAGAATCCGCACTTGGACGATCTTATCTCACATGCTGAGGAGATCGGATTCACTCTGAAGTATGAGGTCCCAGAAGGACTTCTGTCAGAGGCGAAGTTCCTGAACGCCGGCTTTGCTAAGATGGGAGACATGTGGTACATGGTACCAAACTTCGAGAAGCTTCGCGCCTCAATCTGCTATTTGTTCAAGAGTAGTAGTTGGAGGTTAGCGTTTGTGAAGGTGTGTGCTTACCGGAAGCTTTGCTTCCCCTTCAAGCAATATCGGAGAGAGGCGGATCGGATGCTAGCGTACATACGCAAACACCATGAGCTTGATATGGTGAGAGAGAAGTCGATGGATAACAAAATCGCCTACTCGGCCGCTCTGGCCAATCTCATGTCTGATCAAGATAACATGTTCCTTCTAAGCGGACTGGAATGTGATATGTCTGCCTCGACGTCTGCTAGGGTCGGAAAGCGACCCGTCTGGGATGAATTGAGTGGTGATCTGACCCTAGGGGATTCACTTGATTCGTTGGGATGGTTTTCTCTAGCCTAACCATTGGAGAGAAAATAATCCTGGCTGTGTCCTGGATGTAAATGTGTATTATTAGATGTTTGTTGCTTCTGTGCGTTTTCTTCTTGATTTGTTTCGTGAAGTTTCTGCTAGTGCTTCTGCGTCTGACAGTCCCCACCGTCGTTTAGCGTGTCTAGTGCTTGTTGCCGAGACCCTTTTCTACACGTGTGGTAGTGTGTACTTTATTGTATCCATTGTTGAGACATACACCTGAGCATGAGTTCAGCTGATCAGGCCCGTAGCGAGCGTCTTCTCAATGCTATTGGCTCAAAGGTCGGACTCATTGAGTGCGGGAGAGATTGGCTTATCTCTGCCGTTGACCCCTACCATGATAGTCCTCTTAATGTGTCTGGCTACCCTGACACTAATGAGGCTGCTTCTGTGGTTCAAGTGGTTAAGCTCAGCACCACCCTGGCTGCGCCATCAGGCGTTTCTGGAAACTGGGATGCTCATATCCATCAGTTTCCTTGGCTGGGCAGCGCTCTCAATACTTCTACGCAATTCCTTCAGGGGAGCGACAGTGGGAACGTCTTCTTGATTGGGACTGGGGCTAATCCCTCAGGCTCGTCTTGGAACGGACTCTCTGTTGACCGCGTGGCTAGTGGGAATGCTACCTATGCCTATGCTGGGACAACAGTCACTAATCCCTTCACGACTCAGCTGACCCCGTATCTCTCCAACGAGTTCCGGGTTATTGGCATGGGTTTTGAGGTGATCAACACAACCTCTGAACTGAACATCCAGGGGTTGGTAACTTCGTATCGCCAGCCGATGCCCGACTTGGATTGTGCTAAGACTATCCTCGTCAACAACTGGACATCAAATGCCCCCTCAGGGGGTGGCAATTATGGCTATATGGATGTCCTGCGATCTGTTCCTCCACCTCCCTCGACCAATGCGGCTATGCTGCTTGAGGGAACTCGTCAGTGGAAGGCTAAAGAGGGGTGCTACGTTGTTCCGACGATGAACTCTTCTGAAGTCCCTACTGGCACGAACAATTGCTCGCTCATCCTGACTAGTAATCCAGGAGACCCCAACTATGCGATGATTTCGCAGCCGTCAGTTTCGATCACGTACACCTACGAGAGCGGAACCCTCGGATTGTTGTCGGCCTTCGAGACCAACGTCACGAAGTTCAACCATTCAGGCGCGTACTTCTCCGGATTGTCCAATACGACAACGCTTCAGCTCAATGCTATCTACATCATCGAACGGTTTCCGACTAACCAAGAAACCGATCTGGTGGTGCTTGCTAAGCCAAGCTGTCGCAATGATTCAGCCGCACTCGAGCTGTATTCGGAGGTCATAAGAACGATGCCTACTGGTGTTCCCCAGAGGATGAACGGGTTAGGTGAATGGTTTGCTGATGCTGTAAGCTCAGCGAAAGACTTCATCGCGCCCGTGCTCTCTTCCATC